TTGTCGTCCAGATCGGGGTGGTTGGCACCCGGTTCGTTTATCACTTCGTCATAGGCGAAATCGGAGAACAACTTGACGAATTCCGGGTCGGTCTGCGACAGCGTCCGATCGTTGTTCCAAAAGGCGTTCATCTTCCTATGCAGTTCCTCGAACATGGCTTCCTTTCCATTCGATGTCTTCGCGCCGCATGCCGCGTTCATTCTATCGTCGGAAATGTTGCGTGCGGATAGCGGCCATCGTCGTCTGAATGTTCAGCGTGCGATCGCGCCCTTGCCGGGCTGTTTCTTGACGTTTTCGATGACGTCTTTGTTTTCCTCGAGAATTCGGTTGGCCTCATCCTCGTGTCCTTCGGCGATGGCGCGCCAATAGAGCGATTTGAGCGACACGTACGCCTGCTGGATGCGCAGGGCTTCCGCTTTCGCGGCCAGACGCAGTGATTGCGCGTCGAGCAGTTCGATCTGTCTTCGGGCGCCTTCCGGACCGTCGAAACGGTTTTTCAGGTATTCGCGCATCGATTCAAGCGGCATGCTCGTCGCCGCCAGGCATGCGATGGTGGTCAGCGATTCGATGTCCTTGTCCGAATAGACTCGGTGGCCTGAACTCGGATCGCGGGCGATCGGATCGATGATGCCGATCTGCTCGTAATAACGCAACGTCGATTCGGGCAGTCCGGAAATCATGGACGCCTCACGGATCGAATGCCAGGTGGTCGTCGTATTGCTCATACCCCGCACTCTAAAAACTTAAAGTGCTCGAAGTCCATATTCCGGCGTGTCGTATTGGTCCGACGTCAAACGGCATTGAGCGGGCAATGGAAGAGCCGGTATCCGAAAAGTGGATCTGTCGCACGACTCCATTTTCATGTCCTTTTCGGCAATCGTGCGGCTTTTTCGTCCGTCTGTATGGGAACCGACGGACGAAAAAGCCCACGCATGCTCAGGCGGCGGTGATCAGCTCCGAGGAATCCATGTCGAAATCGGCCATCGCGTAGGAGCGGATGGCGGGATCATCATACGTGTTCATGTAGTACGTGTTGGTCTTGGACGAATATCCGCTGGTGAACAGCGTGCGTTCGAACTGGCCGTTGCCCATCTTCGCCATGCCGTCAACCATCTGCACGGAACCAAGGGTGTGGAACAGGCGAGACACGTTGGCCGCCTCGCCTTCCTGCTGCGGATAATGCGTGTTGGCATAAGCCACACGCACGAAACGCGACGGGGAGCTCACATCGCCCGGAATGCCATGCATGCTCACACCCGCGCCCCAAGCGGACAGGGACGCCTTGCCCCACGTGGCCGGCTCGGCCATCTCGTTGCCGACGCACATGTAGTTGCGCAGATTCTCCATATGGAAGCCGAACGTCGGCTGGTTGGTCAGCACGTCTACGTCGTCATGGTGCACATGCATGCCGTCCGCCATCTGTTCGACGACGATGCTGCGCTCGCTGTCGCCGATGATCCAATGCAGCAGCGACTCCTGCTGGCCGGGCACGATCTGGGAGACGAGGGTCACGTTCTTCAACGCCTCCTCGACTTCGTCGACGGAATCGAAATTGCGTGCCACCCACAGCGGGAATTCGAAGGTCGCGACGTTGTCGGTGCCTTCGACCGGCTCATGCACGAACTCCGCGTAGCCGGGGAAATTCAATCCCGCGATGGCCAGACCATGCTCGTTGGCGCAGTCGAAATACATCGGACGGTCGGCCATGACCACGCCCACGCCGATCACCGCGTTCGGCATGGCTTTGCCGCTCGCGCCGAACACGTTGTCGTAGTGGTAGCCGCGTGGAGTGGCCAGGATGCTTTCGCCGTATGAGAAGCTCCAGTCGAGGTTGCGGCCGAAATACATGTTTCCCTCTTCGTCGGAGAAACGAACGCCAGTGCACATGATGGACTTCCTTCCTTTGTTTGATTGACCCGGTGCGTTCATCATACGCATGGACGGCTGGACGAACCACGGCTTCCGCCGACGGATAAACATGAAGGGTGGCCAAAAATGCCAAGAGTCGTTGAAAATGAAAAAATCCCCTTGTTTCCAAGGGGATTTTTCGAATGGCTCCTGCGACTGGGCTTGAACCAGTGACCGTCCGATTAACAGTTAGAAAGTCTGATAGAATATCCCTTGGAACGATTGGGCAAAGCGGCTTTATTCCAACGGTTTAACCTCACTTGAGGGTCACATGACCATCACTTGCAGGTCAAATGGAAGTCTGAGAATGTCTGAGAATATAGAGGCAAGGAGGTAATCATGGCACGCAAAGCAAGAAACGGCATCGTCTACCCATACAAAGTCGAACGGAAAAAGAAGCTGGCCGATGGCACAATCAAGGCTTACCCCAGCTTCGAGTTCAAGATCGACGGGAAGACCTACAGCTGCAAGAAGTACGCCGACGCGAACCGGCGTCTGACCGAACTGCTCCAAGAGCGAGCCAAATTCGGCAGCACCAGCAACACGTCAGTCACGTTGGGCGCATATGCGGAACAATGGTTGGAACGACGGCAGAGGGATGCAGACCCGAAGACTTTCGCCAACTATCGAACCATCGTCCGCAAGCATCTGCGCCCGTACCATTCGCAGAAAATGTCGAACCTGAACGCCGCAGTCTGCGACCGCATCGTAAATGGCCTTACCGTCGCGAAGACCATCGACGGCAAGAAAATGCACGTGAAGGCCAGTCTCAGCCTCCGCCGCCAGACGCACACCACGTTGAACCAGATTTGCAATGCCGCCGTAGCGGATAGGATTCTTCCCACGAATCCGATGGGTGGCGTTCCAACGCCGAAGGACAAGGACATCAGTCTTGCCGACGAACGCAAGAACGAAGCCCACGAGCGTACCGCATTCACCGATGACGAGGCGAAGCGTATCCTCCAAGCCGCCAACGAACTAGGCATCCGCAAGGGTGCGAGGGAATGGTTCAGACTATGCACCGGTATGCGCCCAGGCGAAATCTTGGGGGCTTCACTCCAAGACCTCGAACTGACCACCACGGCAAACGGCATCCCCTACGGCGAATACGCCGTCAACTGGAAACTGGAGGAATTGAAGAAGGAGCACGGTTGCGGCGAACCAGACCGTAAAGGCGTATACCCGTGCGGATACAAGCGCGGTGCCGCATGTCCGCAATGGAGGTGGCGCATTCCAGACGGCTTCGACATGATCGAGCTGCAAGGCCGCTGGTGTCTCACCCCGCCGAAATCGAAGCGTGGAAGGAAAGTGCCAATCATTCCCGCATTGGCGCAGACACTCGAAGCATACTTGGTGGATACCGCCGAAATACCGAATCCACATGGACTCCTGTTCCGCCATGATGACGGCTCACCCATCGAGCCGGAAGAGGACATCGAACAGTTCCGCAAACTATTGGAGGCGGCGGGAGTACCCAACGCGAAGCATAGGAGCCGTCACGAAACCCGTCATACCGTCGTTACCATCCTCATGTCAATGGGCGTGGATGTCGGACTGGTCGAGGAAATCGTGGGCCATTCCAGCCGTCTGATGGTCGAACACTACCGTCATGCCGGGTTGAAAGAACGGTTGGCCGCAATGGAAACGATGAACTCCGCATTAGACTTGAAGCAGATCGAACAGAAAGGTGTCGTAAATGCCGCATGAGCTTGATGTAGTTTCGTATAGGGAAGGATACGGTCGAGGATTCGATGAAGCGTTGAAACTCGTAGAACGATATGGGTTCGTATTCAACGCACCCAGAATGGTGATAAACGGAGCCGGTTACGATACCTGGCATCCAGAAGACGAGTTTCCAAAGAAGATAACCATCACCGAACAGCAGTTGGATATTGAGAAACATACGGCGGTGCAAACTGTGGTGGATCACATCAGGGAAAAGTTTTGCAACATGTATCAAAACCGCTATTACGACCAAATGGGCCAACAAATAGACTTTGGTGATGGCGATAGAGCCAATCGAACCGCAGAATAGAAGCCCTAAAACGCAGAAAAGCCCCTCCCCCAGCATGATGCTGAGAGAGGGGCAATTCAGACTCGCGGTAGCATGTCATACAGTTTTTGAGTGTTCAATGTCACGCCATGCATTCGGCTGAAATCAGCCTCACCGCCGTGTATCCTGTCGGCCTTCACATCCTTCGTGAGCTCGCGCTTCCACTTCGTCCAAAAATCATCATGCTCTTTCTTGGTCATGATGATGATTCTACCGTGCGAAACACAAAAAGCCCCTCCCCCAGCGTAATCGCTGAGAGAGGGGGCAAACTTGTACAGGACGTACTAGTTGAGCATAGTATTCTTACACTTCTCCAACATCATGTTAGAGAAATGAAAGGTTTCTACTCGGAATACCGTGCCTTCAACTCGCTGACGCCGATCAACGCGCCAACCAGCACGGCCAGAGCGTTCAACGTGGTCACGATCTGGTCAACGCATGGAAGGTTCCATGCGGGGCCGACCACATGCACGAACACAGCCAAAGCGGGCAACGCGATAAGCGCCAACCACTTCAGCACCTTGTACGCTTCGTCCGGCAGGATGTAGTTGTTTTCTTCGCCTGTTTCTTCCTGCGGCTTTTCGCCGTCATTCTGAGTCTCCTTGACTTCATCGACCATAATCGGTCTCCTTACCAGTAGAGTGTTTCGCCCGGATAGATCAACGCCGGATTGCCGGAACGATAACCGTGGATGCTGTACATGTTCACTCTGTAGTATCCGGCAATACGACCCAACGTGTCACCGGAACGGACGGTGTAACGATGCGTGCTGTACGTGTTGCTGACCGGCTGTCGAGCGACGCCGGTGCCACGACGGCAGACCGTCTCACCAGCGTAGATGATGTTCGGGTTGCCCGAACGATAACCCGTGTACTGGTTCCAGCTACCGCCATTACGTGCCGCGATGGTGCTCAATGTGTCGCCACTCTTGACGGTCACGCAGACGCTACCGCAGTTCGTGTTGGCCGAAGCGCTCACTGTCGAGCCTCCACCCAAACGCTGGTTCACAATCGCCATCACACGGTCGTAGGCACCGCCAAGAGCCTGACGCCGGTCGTTACCGTTGCCGTACACGCCACGAATAACCTTGGTAGCCATATCGTTGTAGTCCGGCGTGGTAGTCACCTGCGGCTTAACCGGGTCATGACGAACCTCGGTCTTGGTCTTGCCGCGATCGCCGTTGGCGATCTTCTGCCAAGCGTCACGCTCACCGAAGAACAGGTTGAGGTCAAGCGGGCCGACACCGTTCAGATAGCCGGTGGACGCATACTGCACCATGCCCTCGCCCTTGCTGCCAGCGTTCCAAGGGGTAGACTGCCAGCCGGTCGCGTTCATGGAGGCGTACTGGGCCTTCCACAACATGCAGTGGGAGCGCACATCGGACGGAATCTGATACACAGCCGAATCCTGCACGTAGACAATAGGCCACACCTTGGTACGCGAATACACTTGGTTCACCCACTGGCGCACCCAGTCACCGTTACCCCAAGCATGATTGCCGTAAGACTCCCAATCCAACGCGAGCACGCACTGGCCCACATAACCGTTGAACTGGTTCAGATAATGGTTGACCTCTGCGGTGACGTTACCACCATCAGCGTAATGGTAG